AGGAGAAATATGTGGTGCTTCTCCATGCGTAGATACCATATCGCCTAATGTTGCAATAGGCAACCCTTCTACTTTAACTGTCATGACTTTGGTTGTTGTGATAACACCAGGTCCTACCAGACTCATCTTTTTTGCTACTTGTGGCATAGTATTATTTATCTACTATGTTTCGTTATCTTGTAGTAATTTTAAATAATCTGTTGAACTATTTTCTAGTGCTATATCTACTGATAAGTATTGCTCTCTTAAAACAAATACTGTTTCAGATTTACTCGTAAAAGTATATGGTACTACTGCTATACTTTCATCAGCAACAACAACTAATCTAGGCCTATCTAATGTTAAAGTATGATTCTTTTCATCATAACCTGTAAGTGTTGCTATTAATTCAATACCTGCTGTAGTTTTCACTGATACTACTTTACTTAAACTTTCTTTTAATATGTCTGTGTACATTATAAACTAAAACCTTTAAATGTGTTATCGTCTACGTCTTGTTTGGTACCACCAATAACGTAAGATGATATTTCTGTCTCTTGTGGAGCAACTTGTACTGATCCACCTGTAATCCATGCCTGTGTCCAAGGTAAAGGATTTGTACCACTATTATATATCTTTTCTAAGCCTACGGCATGCATTCGTTTGGCCGCAATAAATTCAACATATTGCTTTAATAGTTCTGCATTTAGTCCTATAATACTCCCGTCTTTAAACAAATAATCTGCCCATGCCTTCTCTTGTTCTACAGCATCTATAAACATTTGCTTACATTCCTCTGCTGTTTCTTTTTTAATTTTAGCAAAGTCTTTGTCGTCTTGTGGTAAAAATTTTAGCATTTGTTGTGTACTTGCTAAGTGTACATTTTCGTCACGTGCAATAAGTTTAATAATTTTAGCATTACCTTCCATTCTTTTAAGTTCAGCAAATGCCCAACTACATGCAAATGATACATAAAAGCGAACACCTTCTAAGATGTTTACACTCATAAGTGCTAACCATATTCTTTTCTTATGCTCATACTCATCATAAGTTTTATAACCTTTTTCCCTTAACAAGTTATACTCTATAAGTTTGTCATAATTTTCAGTAATACTATCTGCACAATCACATATTTCTTGTATGTCTAACATCTCATCAAAAACTTTGCTTGGGTCAGGATATATGTTTCTGATAATATGTGTATAACTTCTACTATGAATAGTTTCACTAAATGCCCAAGTTTCTATCCAGGTTTCTAATTCTGGAAGACTTACTATAGGCAGAAAAGCCAAATTAGGGGAACGGCCTTGTACACTATCTAAAATAATCTGTCTTTTTAAATTACTTGTAAAAATATGTTTTTCAAAATCAGTTAAGTTTTTAAAATCTGTTGCGTCTTTAAGTATGTCTACTTCCTCTGGTCTCCAAAAGAATCCTAACTGCTTATCAGTCAGTTTATCAAACTGTTTATATTTTAATGTATCATATCTCTGTACGGCTACGCCTCCAGCAGGATCTAAGAACATCTTAGCCTTAGTATGATGTGTTTTATTTTTGGTATCTAATACTGTCATATTTTACAACTCTCGCAATCTTCTTCGTCTATTTCAGTAATGGCAAGTTCGCCCTGAGCGTCATCTTTATGAACATCGATTTCGCCCTGTCCGTCATAGGTGTTATTGTAATATAATTGTTTGCCACCGTATTTATAAAAAGTCAGTATATCTTGTATTAAAACACTCATAGGAACCTTCTCATCTTCGTAGTGTTCAGGGTTATAACTAGTGTTTACACTAATACCTTGGTCAATATACTTCTGTAATATTGCCATTATTTTTAAATATCCTTGAGGGGACTTTTGATCCCAAAGTAAATCATACTTATTTTTGTAATAAGGATATCCTGGTACCACTTGTTTTAATACACCATGCTTACTTTGTTTAATACTAACAAAACTGCGAGGCGGTTCAATACCATTAGTACTATTACTAATCTGTGCGGATGTTTCAGCAGGCATAAGTGCCATTAACGTACTATTTCTAATACCATGTTCTTTTAAACTTTTCCTTAGTTCTTTCCAATCTAAACGTTCCTTGTGTTTAACTAACTCGTCAATATCTTTTTTATATGTTTGGTTAGGTGTAATGCCGTGTCCATACTTAGTTTCATTACTCTTAGGACATGCACCTTTTTCTTGTGCTAGTTCTAAACTTGCTTTGATAAGTCCATAACTCCAGGCTTCTGCCCATTCATCTACAAGTTCTAAATTAGGTTCTTGATATGTGCTATCATTTTTTGCTAACCAATATGCAAAGTTAATAATACCAACACCTAGTGGGCGTCTGTTCATTGTGCTAAGTTGTGCCGCGATCACAGGATACTCTTGATAATCTAATAATTCATCTAATCCCCTAACTGCTAAATTACATATCTTCTGCATTTCGGTTGTGTCTTTTACTACACCCCAATTTACAGCACTTAATGTACATAAACTTATTTCTCCCTCTGGATCATTTACATCTGACAAGGGTTTAGTTGGTAGATCAATTTCACAACATAAATTACTTTGTTTAATTGGTGCTACTTCTTCTATAAATGCTCCATGTGTGTTAGCATGATCAACATTCATTAAATATATTCTACCTGTGTCTTTTCTCTCAGTCACAAAAGCACTAAACAATTCTATAGCAGGAATAGACTTTTTCCTGATACTTGTCATACGTTCTGCTTTCTCATACAGTTCCTGGAATTTTTCTTGATCAGCAAAGAAGGAGTCGTAAAGACCAGGTACATCATTAGGACTAAACAATGTAATGTTTTCTCCTTTGATAAGCCTTTCATACATCAGTTTGTTAAATTGTACACCATAGTCCATATGACGTACTCTGTTGTCCTCTGTTCCCTTATTATTTTTTAATACTAGTAAGTCTTCAACTTCCAAATGCCAAATAGGATAGTATAGTGTGGCCGCTCCGCCTCTTACACCACCTTGGCTACAACTCTTAACTGCTGACTGGAACATTTTATAGAAAGGAATAACACCTGTGTGAGTTGCGTCTCCACTTCTAATTTTAGAACCTACTGCTCTAATACTTCCTGCACCTATCCCAATACCTGCCTTTTGACTTACATACTTTACAATACTACTACTTGTTGCATTAATGCTATCCAAACTATCATCAGTTTCAATTAATACGCAACTACTAAACTGTCTTTGCGGTGTTCTAACACCTGCCATAACTGGCGTAGGCAAACTAATTTTAAATGTGCTGATAGCATCATAGTATGCCTTCACATAACTCATTCTAGTTTCTGCTGGATACTTGCTGAACAATGTTGCCGCAATCATCATGTATGCAACTTGTGGTGTTTCGAATATTTCGCCTGTTGCTCTATTCTGTACTAGGTACTTGCCACGGAATTGTTCCATAGCCGCATAAGTTAAAACTTCGTCTCTGTTATGATCTATATAAGTTTGTAATTGATTTATTTCTTCTTTGGTGTATAGCTCTACAAACTCAGAGTCATAAAACCCTGCATCTATGTTATCCTGAATAATATCACATAGACAAGGAGGTTCGAAGTTACCATATACTTGCTTACGCAAATGGTAATTTATTAATCTACCTGCTACATATTGATAGTTTGGGGATTCTTCACTAATAAGATCAGCGGCACTTTTGATAAGTGTTTCTTGAATATCTTCTGTTACTATTTTATCAAAGAATTGAATTTTAGAATTTATTTCAACTTCACTTGCACTAACACCAGAAATATCTTCACATGCATACATTACTACTTTATGTAGTTTTTCTATATTTAAATCTTCTAGTGTGCCGTCTCTTTTCTGTACTTGCATGTGTGTAAATTCCTAAAAATCTGTTTTGTAAAGTAATATTTATCGCAGACTTATTTTACTATATAACTATATAAAAGTCAATAAGAAAGTGTTTCTTTATCTATTTTGTGTACTTGATAAATTGTAGAGTTATCTTGTACATAATCCCAATCTACTATTTTACCAGGTATAAAATTGTAAACTAGTTCTTGGTCTAAAAGTACTAGACCATCATCTCCTGATATATTGTTACTTATCACAGGAAAAGTTAATTCATTACTAGTTATGAACCCTTTATTTATTAAGGTTGCAGTAAGTAATATAGTGATTCCAGACTGACATAAATATCCTTCTGAAACAATTTCAAAAGGATTAGGCCAACTATTAGGTGTATAATAGTCTAGATACCTGGGTACTTTTTTGATATCTGCAAACTCTTTGACTAAATCATCAGCAGAATTATATGTATTTTGTCTTACATTCCGCCAAATTGATAATCTATCTGTAGAATTATGATTTTTTAGAAACATCAATCATTATGTTAAAGGTGCATTCCATTTTCTTACAATATATTTCATATTGCATGATTGGTTTACACTACTGATTGCTGTAAGTGTTAATACACTACTTGATACATTTGCTGTAAACTGAACATTTC